ACCCTAACTTGACCTGATCTGTATGCATCCTGCCTTTCCAGACCATCACCCAGACGTTTGAGTTGACCCATAGCTTCTGCGTACTTAGCTTCTACATTACCAATTAGATCTGTCTCACCCTTCATAAACAGGTAAGCCTCTCTTAAAGAGCCATAGAATAATGCTGGATCAAAGTTATCTCCTAGCCAAGTAGTGCCTGCTGTGACTATAGACTCTGGATAGTAGTAGTAGTGCAGCTCTACATAATATTGAACATCAGGAGTTGGGCCCACAATAAAGGACAGCTCAGTAGTTACTACAGCTGGATCTGTATTAGTGGTAGTAGGGCCAAATAAAGCGTAGTACTGTGGCATCCCTGTATCCGTCTTAATGGGGAATGCAGCCCTTATAAAGTTCACATCCTTATCCAGCATGTACTCATATGCCTGGGTTGTGTTATTTATAACTGACATTGAATATACTGCTAAGAAATCTGAAGGAGCTGACAGATATTGGTTATTAGCCGTTACCGTACCAGTTACATTCTTACGCAGCGCTGGAATCTGAACACTATTATATATCCTAGTCTCTGCCTGACGGACAAACGTAGGGATATAGTCTATGAACAATTGCTCATAGTTTTCTGTATAAGACTTAATCGCGTCAGTAAGCTGAGTATAGTTAATTTTACTAACTCCTAGCCCATTGGGCCTCTAGACATGGTCCCCTTAATTGCGGCACCATATCCACGCATTTTAATACCAGAAGTCTTAACATCATTCTTACCTGGATCTCCTGCGCTTACACGAGGAACCGCTTCGCGTGGACCCAACTCAGTAGCTTTAAGAAGGTTAGGATCTCTCATCTTCTTAGGGATGTAAGGACCACCAGACATTGTATGTGGCTTTGCATACTCAGATGCTGGGCCATTGAATTTAGCGCAACCGCATGCCTTAGCCATTATTTACCCTCCTGATACATAGCACGGGCTAGATTGCGACCATACTTCTTCATATCATCTGTAGTCACACCGCCTTTTCTTAAAGATAGCGTGGTACCTTTTCCATCTTTGTGCTTTTGCTTGTCATGCTGCTTGAAGGCTTTTTTAATCAAAGCTACGTCTTGCTTCTTATCATTTTTGTCCATGTCCTGCTCCTAAGTAGTAGATACCGTTACATTGCTAACTAATCCAGGTGCTGCCAAATAGTTAGGCGTTAGCCCATTATCATTATTCCTAGCACCACCTACAGGAGCCCAGCCCCACTGGAATATTCTACTACCACCTTCAGGTGTTCCATCTGAATTAATATTTTGGCTTGGCGTTATCACCAGCTGCAATCCACTATATCCAGATTGGTAGTAGCCAACATCTGGCCTTGGTTCCCGTACTGCCTGTGGATCATTCACAGGATACATACCTAATGATAACTGAGGCTGATCCGGTTCCCAGCAATTCTTACATACTTTAATACTAGATATCTTTGTTTTAATTGTAAGCCTACGCAACTCTTTAAGCCTATACCTGAACCCACAGCGATCACACTCCGCTATTGAATTCTTAGCTGATGCGTACTTACTAGCCATTTTATCTGTATGTGATCATGCGCGGAACAAACCGCAGTGGCGCTTTCTCTCTATCCTCATCAGCAGCCAATTGCCATGCCTCATCATATTGCGCTTTCAGCATTGGTACTCTATCAATTGCATTAGGGAGCTTAACTGACAGCATATATGCAAGACCACAAACAATAGCGTTCTGGAATCTAAATGGAATTCCTTCCACATTAATACCATTGCCCGCATCTGGCATCCTAACCAGCCGCCAGTACACTAAATAATAATATGGTGTCTCTACTGTACCCTGACTAGGTGAAGGCCACACAGTGACTTGTGGGACCTGCTGGACCGCACCCTGCACATTAGTTGTCTGTCCAGATCTACGGTTAATGTATATCTGAATGGGCCGCCCCTGAGTTAACTTGTTTGGGATTGTAGAATAGGTAGATACACTAATTCTATTAATGTTCAAATCTGTCTGGTTGCTTACTTGACCTGGGCTGGTACGGATCACAGTCTCAATGAGGTCTACAGTATTTTCTGGAAGGTCATAAGTAATTTGACCCTGTATTAATGGGATTGTACCCTGCTCAATAGTCCACAGGTTTATGCCACGATTAGCCCACTCAGTAAGCAGGAAGTTAAGACTTCTCCTAGCTGTTCTAAAGTCATAACCAGTACGCAGCTCTAGGCCGCATCTCTCAAAGGCTTCTTCTATAAGCTCATTGAGTGCTGGGTTAAATGTTGATGTGGCTACTGTATATGGCATCTAACATTTCCATTTTTTAAGACTTTTGTTAATGCGGCTATCTGGATCATTTGCCGTCTTAGCAGAAGTTAGCTTCTTCTTTAAGCCTGACATCCTGGCACAGAATGACTTCTTACGGCTACCACCTTCTGGCTGCGGAGCCTTTAGCCCTGGCTTGCCTGGGTTAGCCTTATTATAAGAAGCCCTACCCTTAGCGTTTAAGCCGCCACTCTCAGCCTTTCCTTCCTTCCGCTGCCAAGCTTCAGTCTTAGCCATTACCTGCCCATCTTCTCGCCAGAACCTGATGCTATGCGCTTACGCTTAGCATGCATGTTAGCAAATAACCCAATCCTGCCACCCTTCTTATATAGGGTAACAGGTGAGTTTCCATCACGCTTCTTGATCTTCTTGATCTTAGCAGGGCTGATATCACCCATGCCGCGTGAGGCCATCATATGATACGTCTACCAGCCATCTTGATTTGAGCGGCTTGGGTATGACCTTTCTTCTGGATTGTGTGCTCACCATGAGGCTTATTCCCACCAGATACTACCTTGCCCATCTTAGATGCGCGTACAACTCCACCTTCTTTATAGGCTTTAGCACCCTTCATTGCAGGCTGACCTGGAACCATTTCAGCCATCTTATCACTCATTGGGATGCGGCGTAATGATGTAGGACGGTTAATTGGTATCTTGATCTTCAGCAGAGCCTTACCACCTGCATTCATCTTCTTTGATTCTTTAGATTTGCTATCCATTTCACCACCCTCTTTAGCTCTACGGGCTTCACTAAGTGCTATAGCAATGCCCTGTTTAGGATTGGTCACTTTCTGTCCTGATGAGGACTTCAGCTTCCCTGTTTTAAACTCATGCATTACTACACCAATTTTAGACTTCTTCAAACTATTGTACCGCGTGTCTTACCACGCTGTGCAATTCCATCTGCTCTCTTTGATGCTGAGCCAACCTTACCACCCTTTTTCATTGCTGCGCCAAGTGGGCCGCCTGCTACTGGGGCCTGAGGAGCGCGCATATTAGGCTGATACATTCCTGCGTTATTGGGGGTCATACCCATTGTGTTATTCATCATTATCTTATACCTCCTCTAGTTTTCCCTCTAATAGCGGCACCATCACCACGCCTTGATGCCATAGTAACTCTACCACCGCGCTTCATTCCATACATATCATTTACATTGCCAATAGCTGAATCATCTTCTGAAAATGTCTTTAGCTTGCGGCCATTTAATGCCGCGCTAGCTGGTGCTTGTAATGCCTGTGGTGCAAATGATGCTAAATCTATTACAGGGGCAACCGCCCTTGCTTGAAACTTTCTTCCTGGATTTATATCCAGTACGGGAACCACTTGCTTTTGCTGATCTACCTTAGGTGCATTTGCTTTCTTTATTGCTGCATCTGTAATTTGCTTCTGTTTATTTATTACTAAATCTGCAGCTAACTTTGCTGCTGCATCTGACTCAGCCTTAGCTCCACAAGATGTACCATAAGATTTTTCACAACCCAGCTCCCTATCATACTCAGCATTTACTTGCGCCTCACAATTTATTGAAGCTTGAGTCTGACGCCCACCTCTCCCATAGTATTGATCACAATTATACCTTCTGAGTATTCCATAGTAGTCTGCCACTAGACCATCCGTCCTTTAGTCTTGCCGCGCTGAGCTATCCCATCTCCTCTGCGTGAGGCTGATGACCTTACAGATCCACCCTTAGCCATCTTAACAGTGCCGCCCTTAGCTTTACCCTTAATTAGATCCTTGAGCTTCTCATAGCCCTTCTTTAGGGTGTCCATATCTATTCTATCATCACCCATTCCAGATTTTGTAGTAGGAGCGTTCTCTTCTTTCTTTCTATTCTTAGCATCCTCATGCGCCCGCTTCTCTTCCTTTGTTAGCCCACCTTCATTCATCTGGGTAGGCTGTAGAGCTGCCATAGGCTGCATAGGCTGTGATGCTGGCTGGATATTGCCATTAGGAGCTGTATTGTTTGGCGTTAGCTGATTGCCATAGAAAGGATATGTAGGGGGAGTTGGATATCCCGTAC